TTTTATCTCTACATGATGCGGCTACTGCAGGCGCAGCAGATAGTGGTAACTTAAAAGCTATTTATAGATATGAAACTGAAGGATTAGAAGTTTATATTCCTGGTTCAGGTATTTTATTTAAGTTAGGGCTTATCGCTACACTTACTCAATCAAGTGGAACAGACGGAAGCGTTACTTTAACTATTACAGGAGCTTAAAAGTTTACAATGGCTACATCCGGTACAACAGCTTTTGATCTTGATATAGATGAAATAATTCAAGAGGCATACGAACGTTGCGGAGTAACAGTTCGAACCGGTTATGGCATTAAAAGTGCTAGACGTTCTTTAAATATACTATTTTCAGAATGGGGAAATAGAGGTCTTCATTTATGGAAGGTAGCTTTAGCTTCTGTTCCTTTAGTAGAAGGACAAGCAGAATATAATTTTGCTAGTGATAATACTAATTTCCCAAACGATATTAATGAAGTATTAGAGGCGTATGTTAGAAACAATTCTACAACAACAGCCCCTGTTGATACCCCTATATCTAAAATAGATAGGTCAACATATTCCGCTATTGCAAATAAATTATCTAAAGGAACACCCAGTCAATATTATGTAGATAGAACAACTTCTCCTAGTATTTTTTTATATCAAACACCAAGCAGTAGCTTTTCTGGTGCAACTCATTTACTGAAATTTTATTATCTTAAAAGAATTGAAGATGCTGGAGCATACACAAAACAAGGAGATGTTGTTTATAGATTCATTCCCTGTATGTGTGCAGGATTATCTTATTACCTAAGTTTAAAAATAGCTCCCGATAGAACACAAAATTTAAAATTATTATATGAAGATGAATTAGCAAGAGCTCTTACAGAAGATAGTTCTTCTACTAGCACTTTCTTAACACCAAAGGTATACTTTCCAACAGTATGAGTAGTTTTGCAAAAGGTAAATACGCAAAAGCGATATCCGATAGAAGTGGTATGTCTTTTCCGTACCATGAAATGGTTAAAGAGTGGAATGGTTCTTTAGTTCATATTTCTGAATTTGAACCAAAACAACCACAATTAGAATTAAAAGTTAAATCCGCTGACCCTGAAGCATTATTAAATTCTAGAAAAGACAGAACAGAGCCAAGTGTTCCTGTATTATTAAATATTAATTCATTTCAAACAGGGAGTTCAGGTTCTTCTACTATAACAGTTACAGAAATTAATCACGGTCGATCTTCAAGTGATACTGTATGTTTTAGAGATGCAGGGAGTTTTGATGGAATAACAGCAGCTAATATTAATAAAACTGCAGGATATTCAATAACAAAAGTTGATGCTGATACTTATACTTTTAGTGTAGATACAGATACAGCGACAACGGGAAATCTAAAAGGAGGGGGCAAAAATGCATCTGCAGGGCCCGTAACAATTTCACCATGACAATGACTTTTAATGAATTAAAAACTAATATTAAAAACTATGCAGAGACAGATAGTGGAGTTTTAACTGATAGTGTATTAACAACAATAGTTAAGAATGTGGAGAACAGAGTATTCAGGGCTGTAGATTCCGATGATACAAAATTTTATGCTACATCAGATTTAACAATAGGAAATAGATTTGTGACGGTTCCTTCTGAAACTAGAATTATCAGATATGTTCAGTTAACAAATCCTACAACCTCAGATCAATTTTTCTTAGAACAAGTAGATACTTCTTTTTTAGCGGAATATTTTCCTGATCCAGATAATTCAAGTGATTATTCAATTCCCAGGTATTATGCTCATTGGGACTCTGATAATTGGGTCGTAGCTCCTACTCCAGACGCAGCTTATGTCGTTACTTTAGCCTATATAAAACAACCAGATACAATAACCACGTCTGATTCTAGCACTACTTACATATCTAATAATTTTCAAGATTTATTGGTTTACGGATGTATGGTAGAAACTCTAAAATACTTGAAAGGACCAGATAATATGATACAAATGTACGAGGCATCTTATCAAGAGGCGCTTCAAACGTTTGCGGCAGAACAACAAGGCCGAAGACGCAGAGACGAATACACTAGTGGTGCAATTCGTTTAGATATACAATCACCACAACCAAAAATGAAATAAGGAGACTATAAATGGCTAACATAATACCAGATGCATTCAAATCAGAACTCTTATCTGGCACACATAACTTTGCCAATGGTGGCAATTCTTTTAAAATAGCTTTATACACAGACATCTCTGGTTTTTCTACATCAAGCACTGCATACACTACCTCTAATGAAGTTTCTTCTTCTGGTACAAGTTATACAGCAGGTGGAAATGCCTTAGATAGTCAAGCCGTTTCAGTTGCGAGTAACACAGCTCTTGTTGATTTTGCCGATGAAGTTTTTTCATCAGTAACTTTATCAGCAGTAGGCGCTGTTATTTACAACGATACAAACAGTGATAAGCTTGTTGTCGTGCTAGATTTTGGAGGAACTAAAACTGCTACTAACGGAGATTTTACAATTCAATTTCCTGCAGCAGGTGCTTCAACAGCTATAATAAGGATCGCGTAATAGGCTATGGCTTTAGTTTTAAACGACAGAGTTAAAGAGACTACCACTACAACCGGCACAGGTACGGTTAATTTAGGTGGTGCTCAAACTAATTTCGAAACATTTGTAGCAGGAATAGGAAATAGTAATACTACCTATTATGCTATTGTTCATAGAAGTTCAGCAGAATTTGAAATTGGTTTAGGTACTATAACAGACGCTTCCCCGGATACCCTTGCTAGAACTACAGTTATCTCTAGTTCTAATAGTGATAGTGCTGTTAATTTTAGTGCTGGTACAAAAGATGTATTTTGTACAATGCCTGCTAGCAAAGCAGTTCATGAAGACGGTAGCTCTGACGTAACATTACCTAATGATTTAATTCTAGGATCTGACTCATCAGTTTTAAAATTTGGTGCTGACTCAGATACAACTCTAACACATACAGACGGAACAGGTCTAACCTTAAACAGCACAAACAAATTACTTTTCAGAGATTCAGCTTTAGGTATTAATTCTTCTGCAGACGGTCAATTAGATTTATTTGCAGATACAGAAATTCAAATAGTTGCAACTACAATAGACATCAATGGTAATGTAGATGTTTCCGGTGATATAACTGTAGGAGACGATTTAACTGTTGAAGGTGGAGTTATTGACCTAAAAACCAACAGTGGTTCTAGAGCTCAATTAAAACTTTATTGTGAGTCAGGTAATGCTCACGCACAAAAATTACAAGCACAACCTCACTCCGCAGGTGCTACAAACACATTAACACTTCCAGATGGTAGTGATCAAGAATTAGTAGGAACAACTGCTACTCAAACTCTAACCAACAAAACTATAACAGCACCTGTTTTATCAGGTTCTGCTTCTGCAGCAGGTTCTATCTTATTTAAAGAAGATACAGATAATGGAACAAATGCAGTAACTTTGATTGGACCCGCGTCAACAGCAGATGTTACTGTCACATTACCAGCAGCTGCAGATACATTAGTAGGTAAAGCAACAACAGATACCTTAACAAATAAATCAATAGATTCAGATAACAACACAATTACAAATATTGTAAACGCAGACATTAAATCAAGTGCCGCGATTGCAGATTCAAAATTAGCTACAATATCAACAGCAGGTAAAGTAGCATTAACAGCATTAGAAATAGATGGTGGCTCCGACATTGGAGCAGACTTAACAACATCTGATTTAATTATAGTGGATGATGGTGCCGGTGGTACAAATAAAAAGGCAGCATTATCTAGAGTAGTAACATTAATGTCAGCCCAAGGATTTTCTACTGAAGACCCAACAGCATTGGCAATAGCATTAGGATAGGAGGATAGATGGCAAATACGTTTAAAACAATAACTAAAGCAGGAGTAACTAGTGCTGATGTTATTTACACAGTAGCAAGTAGTACAACAACAGTGCTTCTTGGTATTATGATAGGTAACACAACAACTACACAAATTACTGTAACAGTTAGTTTGGCTTCAGATACTTCCAATAGAGCAGGAGCAA